TCGTCGAGCGCGGGAATACTGCCGAGGTAAAGCCAACGAAAGACGGCGTGCTTGTGCTGGAAGTAAAGCGCAAGGTCGCCTTTCGGGAAACAGAAACAGAATAACGACGTGTCCGGAAACGGCCGGGCATAAGAGCTGAACGGAGCTGACTGCGAAATGCAGTTTGCTCCGTTTCTGCATTTACGGAGGATGCCATGCCGAAGCAGAAGCGAAGCACGCAGACAAATTTTACATGGGATCCGGGGCACGCGAACGAGAAGCAGCTTCTGTTCTACCAGAGCCGGACGATGTACACGGCCTACGGCGGCGCGCGAGGCGGCGGCAAGACGCACGCTGTGCGCATCAAGGCGGTAGGCGGCGCGTTTACATGGCCGGGCATCCGCATCCTCATCGTGCGAAAGACATACCCGGAACTGCAGTCGAACCACATTGAGCCGATCCTGAAGATGGTCCCGCAAGAGCTGACAAGCTACAACGGCACACTGCACACGCTGTACTTTCAGAACGGCTCGACCATCCATTTCGGCCATTGGAGCGGCATCACGTCCGAGAGCGAATACCAAGGCCAGGAATACGACTGGATCTTCATGGACGAGGCTACGCAGTTTACAGAGCGCGAATTTCGCTTTCTCGGCGGCTGCCTGCGCGGCGTCAACGAGATTCCGAAGCGCTTTTACCTGACGTGCAACCCCGGCGGTGTCGGACACAGATGGGTCAAGCGCCTGTTTATTGACCGAAATTTCAAGACAGATTCCGACAACCCGGAGGAGAACGAGAACCCGGACGACTACAGTTTCATTTTCGCAACGGTCGAGGACAACAAAGACCTGCTTGAATCCTCACCGGGCTATCTGCAGGCGCTCTCTCAGTTGCCGGAGAACATCCGCAAGGCGCACCGCTACGGCGACTGGGACGCACTGTGCGGCACGTATTTCCCGGAATTCAGCAAGGCGACGCACACCTGCAAGCCGTTCCAGATCCCAAAGCACTGGAAGCGGTACAGGGCGCTCGACTACGGTCTGGATATGCTTGCCGTCGGCTGGTACGCGGTGGACGAAAACGGGCGATCGTATATGTACCGTGAGCTTGTGCAGCCGGGGTTGATCGTGCAGGATGCAGCAAAGCAGATCCTCGACATGACGATGCCGGGCGAGCACATCGAGATCACCTTCGCCCCGCCGGATATTTGGTCGCGCCAGAAGGACACCGGTAAGACGATGGCAGAGGTGTTTATGCAGTGCGGCGTACCCATCGTGCGGGCGAGCAACAACCGCGTGCAGGGTTTCCTGCAGGTGAAGGAAGCGCTCGCAAATATGCCGGACGGAAAACCGGGGCTTGTACTTTTCCAGACCTGCGAACGGACAATCGGAGACCTCGAGGACATTCAGGCGGACGAGCGTAACCCGAACGACTGTGCAAAAGAGCCGCACGAGATCACGCACACGGTCGATTCCGTGCGCTACTACTGCGTATCGAGAACAATGCGCGCAGACGCAAGAGACGCGAACCCGTCGGAGATCATCTACGAGGACGAGGACGCGCAGGAGGGCTACGAGGAATTCATGACCGGAGACGCACCGTCTGCCGGATATATCAGCTATTAGGAGGAAGACATGAACACTATCGGTTTGATCGGTCTGCTGGTGATCGCGGCGTGCTTTGTGCTGACGATGGTAAGCCTGCGGCGCTGGGACGACGAGCTGCGGGCATTTCAGGACGCGACGATGGATATGCTGGCGGACACATCGCTCGACGTATCCCGGCTGCAAAAGCGCGTAGAGGCACTGGAAGAGACTGCGGCCGCACTGTGCGAGCGAGCGGACAAGCTCGACGAGGAGCACGCTGAACAGGTGGAACAGGCGCTGCAGATGGCGCAGGACTTCTCCAACGGCGTGTCCAACCTCATGAACTACAGCTATCTGATGGCCGGAAATAAGGACGTGAGCGACGATGCCTGACGAGTTTGGCAAGAAGATCACGCCGGAGCAGGTACAGGCAGAGTACCAGAAAATGCTCGGCTACAACACCGCTGTCAACCTCGACGAGACGGTGCGCGCGAACGAGAACTTCTTCATTGGCAAGCAATGGGAGGGCGTGGACGCGAAGGGCCTGCCGACGCCGGTATACAACTTCCTGAAACAGGTCGTTTTGTTTTCCGTTGCGAACATCACGACCGACAATATCAAGATGCAGGCTACTCCGCTTGCGTGCGAGCGCACGCCGGAGGACGTGGAGCGCGTCGCGGAGATCGTCAACAAGGAGTTTGACCGGCTGTTTGAATTCAACCGCGTGCCGAACCTCGTGCGCGAGTATATGCGAAACGCCGCCGTGGACGGTGATAGCTGCCTGTTCACGTTCTGGGACGACACGGTTGACGCCGGTTTCGGACTGCGCGGCGGCATCCGCACGGAGATCGTGGACAATATGCGCGTCGGCTTCGGCAACACAGCGTGCCGTGACCCGCAGAAGCAGCCCTACATTCTCATCGAACGGCGAGAAATGACGAAGGAACTGCGCAGAGCAGCGCAGGAGGCCGGGAATCCGCGCTGGGGAGACATTCAGTCGGATACCGAGAACCACAACACTGACAGCTACAAAAACAGCTCAGAGCGCAGCACGGTGCTGCTGCGGATGTGGAAGGAACGCAAGACCGGCACGGTGTGGGCATGCGAAGTCTCCGGGCGCGTCATGCTGCGCGAGCCGTGGGACATGGGGCTGCGGCTCTATCCGGTGACGTGGATCAACTGGGACTACATTCCCGACAGCTATCACGGTCAGGCGCTCGTGACCGGACTGATCCCGAACCAGATCTTTGTCAACAAGCTGTTTGCCATGTCCATGATCTCGCTGATGACGAGCGCGTTTCCGCGAACGGTCTACGACAAGACGCGCATTCCGAAGTGGAACAACGCTGTCGGTGCTGCGATCGGCGTCAACGGCGGCGACGTGTCCGGCGTTGCAAAGATCATCGACCCGGCACAGATCAGCCCGCAGATCGCGCAGTTTATCCAGACGAGCGTGGACTATACGCGGCAGTTTCTCGGTGCGACGAGCGCAGCGCTTGGTGAGACGCGGCCGGACAACACGTCGGCCATTATCGCCCTGCAGCGCGCAGCCAGCATCCCGTCGGAGATCACGAAGCAGAACCTCTACAAATCCATCGAAGATCTGGGGCGCATCTATCTTGACTTCATGGCGGCGTACTACGGAAAGCGCAAAGTGCAGGTGTCTATGCCGGACGTGGGCTCGGACATCCTCGCATTTGCCGGGAAAGACCCGGAGGAGCTGGAAACCGTGCTGTTCGACTACGGCATTCTGAACGATATGCCGATGGCGCTGAAACTGGACGTCGGCGCAAGCTCGTACTGGTCGGAGATGGCGTCGGTGCAGACACTGGATAATCTGCTGATGCAGGACAAGATCACGATCGAGGAATACCTTGAGCGCATCCCGGACGGCTACATCCCGAAGCGGCAGGAGCTGATTGCCTCGCGCAAGCAGGCGGCACAGCAGCAGATGATGCAGCCGGAGGAGCAGAGCACAGGCGGCACGCCGGAGACCGGCGCGCTGGTCGATCTCGGTCAGAAGACGCCCATTCGCGGCGGCGGCGGCTTCGGCGACCTGCAGCGCAAGGTCATGCAGACCGGAACGGCCGAATAACGAACGCTCGGCGGAAAACCGCCTTGCAAATACATTACCGGATAAATTTCAACACGTGGCGCCGACCATAGCGCCGCACCCGCCAACCATAGCGGGAGAAGGGATTTTGACATGGCAGACGACATGAACACCGCCTTTACGGCGGACGCAGACGATTGGAGCGACATCACGGCGGATAGCTTTTCCGACGTAGAGGATGACGCGCAGGGCGCGCCGGAAACGGAGACGCAGAGCAACGACGCCGCGCCGGAGATCGAGCAGAACAACGGCGGGCAGGATGCAGATGCCGCACAGCCGGGCGAGAACGAGGAGCAGCAGGCGCAGGCAGACGGCCAACTGTTTGAGCTCAAGCACCTCGGCGAGACAAAAAATGTCAACCGGGACGAGGTCGTAACGCTCGCCCAGAAGGGCATGGACTACGACCGCGTGACCGAGAAGAACACGCAGCTGGAAACCCAGGTGTCCGAACAGAAACAGCAACTGGCGACGCTCACGGAACACGAGAACGCGCTGCAGGAGCTGGCAAATCAGAGCGGCACAACCGTCGAGGAGCTTGTGGAAAACATGCTCATTGCCGTTACCAAGAGTAAATACGGCATCGACGACGACGGCATGGCGCTCGAGCGTGTAAAGCTCGACAGAGAGCGCCGCGCGCTCGATCAGGAACGGGCAGCACTGGCACCCCAGAAGCAGGAGCAGGAGCAGCAGGCAGCGAACGAGAAGTGGCGCGGCGAGTGCTTTGACGCATTTGCAAAAGCATATCCCGACGTTGACCCGGCCTCCATTCCGAACGGCGTGTGGGAAGCCTTTAACCGCGGTGAAACGCTGGTTTCGGCCTACGCAAGAGAACGCAACAAGGCGCTGGAGGCAGAGATCGCGCGCATGAAATCCGAACAGGAGACGCGCGACCGGAACGCGGTGAACGCCGCGAGAAGCACCGGCAGCCAGAGCAGCGCCGGGAAGACCGGCAGCGACGAAGCGTTTGACGCGCTGTGGTACGACGGCAATTGACCGCGTGAAATGAGGGCTTGCCTCCGCCTGAAATTCTGAATTTTTAAGTGAGGTAATTACTTATGGCAATCAATGTTGCAAACAAATACAGCACCAAGCTCGACGAGCGTTTTCACCAGAAGAGCGTGACCGACGCATTCGCCGGTAAGGATTACGACTTTGTCGGCGTGAACGCGATCAACGTGTACAGCTCCGACGAGGGCGACTTCGGCGACTACACCCGCAGCGGCTCCAGCCGGTTCGGCACGATCAAAGAGCTGGGTGACACCGTGCAGACCATGCGCATGACGCAGGACAAGGGCGGCACGTTCTCGATCGACGCGGGCAACGCCGCCGAACAGTTTAACGTCAAGCAGTGCAACGCGCGCATGAAGGCGACGTGGGACGGCAAGGTCACTCCGAGCATCGACAAGTACCGCCTGCAGAAGTGGGTCGGCGGCGCCGGTGTTGTGACCGTCAATGCTACCGCGCTGACCGGCAAGACTGCGATCGACGCCATTGTCAACATGGGCGCGGAGATGTCCAACCATCTCGTACCGACCGACAACCGCGCGATCTTCATCGGCCACACGCTGTTCGCCAAGTGCAAGCTGTCGGACTACATCGTCGGCATTGACGTGCTGGGCAAGGACGCCGTCGCAAACGGCTCTCTGGGCAAGCTCGACGGCAACGACGTGTACGCCATCCCGGACAGCTATCTGCCCGCGGGCGTCAACTTCGTGATCTTCCGCAAGGGCGCGAGCGTCGACCCGGTGAAGAACCAGACCATGCGCATCCAGAAGAACCCGCTCGGCATCGACGGCGATGTGGCGGAGTATCGCGTGATGTTCGACAGCTTCGTGCTGGACAAGAAGGCATACGCCATCGGCGTGCACACGACCGCAGGCAGCACGACCCCGACGATGACCGTTTCCGGCGGCACGCTGACGCTGACTGCCGGTGACGGTGAGACCATCAAGTACACCACCGACGGCAGCAACCCGAAGACTTCCTCCACGGCGCAGACCTACAGCGCGAGCGCGACGCCGCCCGGCGTTGCCGCAGGCACGGAGGTCAAGGCTTACGCCAGCAAGACCGGCGCGCTCGATTCCGGCATTATGACGGCTACCGCCTGAGGCAACGGATAAGGCGGCGGGATTTCCCGCCGCCTATTTTCAGATAACGAGGTGATTTTGTGGCAGAAGTCAGCGACGTGTTCGATGCGGCAATGTCCATTATGGACGAGCTGAGCGACAGCGGGAAACCGCAGACGACGGACACGGACGAATACAAATACCGCACCGTGTCGATCATCAACACCATGATCGCGGAGCTGTACCCGTTTTCGGAGACGAAGAAGGCCGGAAAAACCGCTTCCGGCTGGCGGCCTGTCGAGGAATTCGACGACACGATCTCGGAGATCGACAACACGCTTGCGCTCGGCGCGATGCCATACGGCCTTGCTTCCGCTCTTCTGACGGACGAGAACCCGGAGGCATCCGACAGGTTCAAGCGGCGCTACAACGAGATCGTGTCGATGCACAAGGCAAACGCGCAGTGCAGCATGGGCACGGTCGAGGATGTGTACGGCGGCATCGAGTATAGCGAGTTCGGGAGCTGGTGACGCGTATGAATGAAAAGATCGTCGGAATCCAGAAATGGCTCGGCGTCAATCAGGCGGGAACAGACGACACAAGCCTGAAGCTCGGAGAGGCTTCGGATATGCGCAACTGGCGCGTGACGCAGGACGGCGCGCTGAGAAAGCGCCCCGGTATGAAAGCCGTGCATACGTTCCCCGGAGAAATTCAGGGGACGTGGTGCGGCTACGTCGGCGGAGAATATGTGCAGGTAGCGGCCGCTGCCGGGAAGCTGTGGAAAATCGGATTTCCAGCCACTACGGCGGTCTCAGAGCTGGGCGCGCTCGCCGACGCACACACGGAGTTTTTCGGGTTCCGGGAAAAGCTCTATATCCTCAACGGAACGCAGTACAAGGTGTTTGACGGCCATACGCTCGCGGATGTGACCGGGTACGTCCCGACTGTGCTTGTGGGCGTGGGCGCGGACGGCAGCGGCACGGAACTGGAGCAGATCAACAAGCTATCCAGCAAGCGAAAATACCGCATTGCTACGGACGGAAAGTCCACGGTGTATGTGTGCCCTGAAAGCGGAACGCTGTCTGTGAGCGTGAAAAACAGGGCAACAGGCGCAGCGCTGGCGGCCGGTACGGACTATACGTTTGCAGACGGAAAGATCACATTCACGAGCGCGCCCCCTGCCGGTGCGGATGTGTACGAAGTAGAATACACCGTTGCGTCTGATGATTCCGGCACGGTCATGGCAATGAAGTTTGCGGAGCTTTACAACGGCGCGACGGACAACCGCGTGTTCCTCTACGGTGACGGAAGCAACAAGGCGCTGTACTCCGGGCTGGACATTGACGGCAACCCGACCGCGGAATACTTCCCGGACATGAATGTGCTGGACATCGGCGACGCGAATACGCCGATCACGGCAATGATCCGCCACTACTCCCGACTGCTGGCGTTCAAAGAAGACAGCGCGTACTCCGTGCAGTATGGCACGGTGACGAACGCAGAGGGAAAGATCCTCCCTGCGTTTTACTGGACGCAAGTAAACAAGGCCATCGGCAACATTGTTCCCGGGCAGGCGCGGCTTGTGGACAACAGCCCCTATACCCTGTTCGGGGGGAGCGTCTACACATGGAAAAACAACAGCAGCTACTCCAGTAACCTGACGATCGACGAACGGCAGGCGAAGCGCATTTCCGACCGCGTATGGAAAACGCTGCAGAGTTTCGATCTCCGTCAGGCGTACTGCTGGGACGACAACGACCGCAAGGAATGGTACTGCGTATATGGGGACATGGCCGTTGTGCACAACTACGGGCTCAATGTGTGGTATCTGTACACGAACTTCCCTGTCAAACACTTTTACCGCGTATACGGAAGGCTGCTCGGCGCACGTGAAAATGTGCTCGTAGAGATTTCGGATGCGTTCCGCAGCGACTGCGGCGAAGCGATCGACGCACGATGGGAGAGCGGCAACATGCACTTCGGCGCGGATTTCATGCGCAAATACTCCGCCATGCTGTGGATCGGTCTCGTGCCGACGCACGCCGGGTCGATGACCGTGACGGTCATGACAGACCGGAAAGCGGATTTCTCGAAGAAACTGGTTTTCCGCAACAGCGCAGCGTTTGACCACGCGAATTTTGCGCACTGGTCGTTCAACACGAACAAGCGCCCGTATATGACGCGGCTGAAACTGAAAGCAAAGAAATTTACATACTACAAGCTCATCCTGACGAACGACGATGCGGACACGACGGCGACGGTCACAAGCGCCGACATCCGCGTGCGGTTCACGGGATATGTGCGATAGGAGGGTTACATATGGCACTTCCGACGTGCAACGAGGACATGAACATCATCGCCAAACTGGATGACGAGCCGAACGACGTGGGCGGCCTGTCCGCTGCGGCTCTGAAAGCAAAATTTGACCTTGCCGGAAACCTGCTGAAAAAGGCGCTCAACGATCTGGTCGCTGCGCTCGGCGAGAACGCCGCCGCAAAGAACATCGGCTTTACTCCGACAACCGCCGTCAACAAGACGAACGTGCAGGACGCGATCGAGGACGTGCAGAGCCAGATCGCCGATGTGTCGCAGGGCGGCATTGCGGACGGCACAATCACGGCGGCAAAGATTGCAGACGGCGCAGTCGGCACGGCCGCAATCGCGGACGACGCGATCACGGCGGACAAGCTGGCAACGAGCGCGGTCGAAACCGACGCGATCAAGTGGGGCGCTGTAGATGAGTACCGCCTGAAAGACGCGGCCGTCACGGAGGCAAAACTTTCGAATGGGGCCGTGACGAACAGCAAGATCGGCTACTACGCGGTCGAAGAGCGCCACATCAAAAACTACGCCGTGACCGGGGACAAGATCGCAAACAATACGATCGGAAGCAGCAAAATCGGGGAACGCGCGATTGTGACGAGCGCGCTGGCCGACAAGGCAGTCACGACGGAAAAAATCGCGGCCGGAGCTGTGACCGGCGAGAAGGTGTCTTACAAGGCACTGGTAACGAACGTGGACATCTCGACCGAAGTGATCTCCAGCGGCAAGGTGTGCAGCGTGAGTACCGCTGTGTTCCGGCATATGCGTGCGATCGGAATGATGTTCTGCTCGCTTTACATGACCGGGCTTGCGGAAGCAGACGTCGGGCACGACATCGTGGTCGGGTTCTCCGGCGGTGAAGCCTATCAGCGGCCGGGAACGGATGCAGGGGCGGACGGAATGCTGCGAGATCCTGCGGCGTCTGTGCTGACGGCGCGGATCGTATACAAAGACGTACAGGGCTGGGACATGTGGGTGGACAGCCCGAGCGTCCGCTTTAACTCCGGCGGGCAGCTTGTGGTGCCGATCCCGGAAGGTGTGCGGGCGTCCGGCAACTGCAAGATCTACGTGTCCGGCTGGTACATGGCGTGAGGTGAAAAGCAATGGCATACATCAAACGCGGTGAAGCAAAGGTAATCCCCGTGCGAGTGAAGTTCAACGATATGAACGTGTTTCCGCTTGGTAATGTGGATGAGATCGCGTTCAAGCTCGGCGACAGTGTGCGCAAGACGTGGCCGGACGCGGTGCAGTACGACAACGCAAACGACCGGTTCCTGCTGACGCTGACGCAGGAAGACACGCTGTCCCTCGACGCGGGGCAGGCGGAGCTGGAGATCACCTGCAACTTCAAGGGCGCGGGCAACATCCTGAAGCCGAAGAAAAACCCGAAAATCAAAGTGCTGGACTGCACGGACGAGGAGCTGATGGAATGAGCGACAGAATCGAAGCCGAGATCCTCGATGTGTTTGGAGAAGAGGTAGCCGCAGCGGTTGACACGCCGCTTGTCGTGATCGAAGGCCCAAAGGGTGATCCCGGCGCGCCCGGCAAGGACGGCATCACGCCGACGATCGGATCAAACGGAAACTGGTATATCGGCGTGGAAGATACCGGCAGGCCGTCGCGCGGAGCAACCGGAGCACCGGGCAAGGACGGCCCAAAGGGTGACCCCGGCGAAAAGGGCGACCCCGGCGCGCCCGGCAAGGACGGCATGAACGGAGAAACCGGCCCTGCTGGCCCGCAGGGTCTGAAAGGAACAGACGGCATCACGCCGCACATCGGCAGCAACGGCAACTGGTATCTCGGCGATACAGATACCGGTGTATCAGCGGGTGGTGGCACTGCCGGTGCTGTTCTGTATACTGCGCAGACGCTTACCGAGGCGCAGCAGTTTCAGGCACGAAAGAACATCGGCGCACTTGGCCACAATAGTCCTCAGGTTCAGGGGTATATGACTTTGACCCCTGCAAACGAAACGCTTGGGCATGGCGTTGGTCTGTCCCCGTCCGGAAGTGGATATGATTACACGCTTGACATTTCAGAAGTTGATACGCAAGAGCCCACAAAGCTGGTCGGCGTAAAAACGCCGACCGACGCAGACACCAATGCGGCTGCGACTGTGGGATATGTGAAGGCTAAGGTTGCAAGTGGCGGCATCACACCGACGATCGGCGACAATGGCAACTGGTATCTCGGCACGACCGATACCGGCAAGCCGTCACGCGGAGCAACCGGCGCAAAGGGTGACACAGGTGCAACCGGCCCTGCTGGCCCGATCGGCCCGCAAGGCCCTGCTGGTGCACCCGGCAAGGACGGCGCGGGCATGGACATCACCGGCGCGACGGTCGGCCAGATCGCCAAGATCACAGCCGTGGACGCATCTGGCGTGCCAACCGCGTGGAGCCCGGCGGATATGCCGTCAGGCGGTTCGCCCGATGCTGTCCTCTACACGCCGCAGACGCTCACCGACGAGCAGAAGAAACAGGCGAGAGAGAATGTTGCCGCCATGCGTGGCGGTTACGCTAACCAAATGTATAATGCCAGTGACCATGGACTTGACATTTATTCGGTCGCAGGTAGCGGCGCTCTTTGCAATGTAATTGCTGACATTGGGAATGATTCCAGCGGCGAACCCATCCCTTCACCCGCCCTAATGGTTTGTGCGAAAGCTGACAGAGGATGGATATCAGCGTTCCTTATTGCTTCGAACGGGCGTGTATACTATAGCAGCCTTAACCTTACCGATGAGGACGCCCCGGTATGGACAAAAGAAAGTTCGCAAATAATGCTGAACAACGGTGGGGCATTAGAACAGCAAACCATGGCATCTGCCCCCACTTCCGATATGCAGATTGCCACTAAGAAGTATGTGGATAATGCGCTGGACGGCAAAGCTGGAACAGCAGTAGCGACTGTGTCCGCCAACGGCCTGATGTCTAAGAACGACAAAACCAAGCTCGACGGCATCACTGGGCAGGTGACGGCAGACAAGGTATACAACCCGGATCATGATACTGATCTGGTGCAGTATGCGGCTTTTCAAATTGCGTCGCAGCAAATCATTTCGCAGATCCCAACCGTGCTGCCGAGCCCGAACGCGCTGACCGTCACCAGCGGAAGCAACAGCGTCACATACGACGGGAGTGCGGATAAGGCCATCGATATTCCTTCCGTGGAAAAGATCGTAACGGAAACCACGCAAGTGCTGCCCGCTTACACAAATCTGATACCGATCAGCACGGACGCATCTGGCACTGTTCTGAATGGCGTCGGGTATGAGGCCGGAGCACTTCATTCAGACGGGTCTGTGGTTTCGGCAAGCAGTTTCACCAGCGGCTTTATTCCTGTGAAAAAAGGCGATGTAGTACGCATTAAAGACCCTGGCGCTGCGAACTTTTCGCTAGACAACGCAGTAGCGCTTTACAAGGCGGACAAGGCGGTAAGTGCCAGTATAGGCAAGTATATCCATGGCATGCAAAGCAACGCTGCTTACGGGAGCCTTACCATATCCGGGGATGTTTTGACATGGGACACATCTTCGATTTCGTACTATTTTTGGCAAGACTTCAAATTTTTGCGGGTTACGACTTCGTCTGCGGATTCAATCGTAACTATCAACGAGGAAATTAAAGACTCGGCTCAAACGGTGATGCGCCTGAGGCCAACAGTAAAAGTTTCAAAGGACAATCTTGACTTTGCTGTTAACGAACCAATGCTGGCGGGTAGAAAAATCGTTGTTTTTGGCGACAGTCTGATCGGAATGACGCGCGACCAAACATCCGTCACGGCTTATGCCGCGGAGTATACCGGCGCAAAGGTGTACAATGTCGGTTTCGGTGGATGCCGAATGGCAAAGCACCCGACTAACGGGTACGCAGCATTTTCCATGTGGGCGCTGGCCGATGCGGTATCGACTGGGAACTACTCCACGCAAGAAGCACAAGCGCCAAGCGGGTCGGATTATTTTGCAAGTCAACTGGATGTGTTGAAGTCCATCGACTTCGCATCTGTTGATGCCGTTGTAATCCATTATGGGACAAACGACTTTGCTGCCAATGTACCGCTTGACGATGTGGCAAATCTTTTGAGCACAGACACAGTATGCGGCGCACTGCGCTATTCCATAAAGAAACTTTTGACAGCCTTCCCCAAAATCAAAATCTTTGTGTCTCTGCCCCTGTACAGAACGTGGAATGGAGTGGGCGCTGAAACCTATAAAAACAGCCTTGAAAAAACATTGCCGGAATACGATTCCGCTATGAAAACTGTTGCAGAAGATCATAATCTGCCGACGATTGATGGGTACAAGCGGCTTGGGGTAAATTCCATCAATTCCAGCGCATACTTGTCGGACGGCACACACCTTAACGATTTTGGACGTAGACAGTTCGGCGAGCTGATCGGCGGCCACCTTATTTGTGGCGCGTAAAGGAGGCAATACAATGCAGATCATTAAGGCGTTTGCAGTCAAAAACAAATGCTATCAGGTGGCGACGCCACTGACGCCGCGCGGCATTATGCTGCACAGCATCGGCGTGCCGCAGCCCAACGCATCGGTGATGGCACAAAATTTTAATCAGTATCGACCAAACGGGCAGAGCGTCTGCGTCCATGCTTTTGTGCAGCGCGACGGCATGGTATATCAGACACTGCCTTGGACTGTACAGGCATGGCACTGCGGCGGCAGCGCAAACGGCACGCACATCGGTGTGGAGATGACCGAGCCTGCTTCCATCGTCTACACCGGCGGCGCAAGCTGGCGCGACCTTGATCCGGCTGCGACCGAGGCGCACGTGCGCGGGACGTATGCCGCCGCCGTGGAGCTTTTTGCGCAGCTTTGCACGCAGTACGCGCTCGACCCGCTGGAGGACGGCGTCATTATCAGCCACGCCGAGGGCGCGGCAAGAGGCATCGCCAGCGCGCACGCAGACCCTACGCACCTGTGGCGGGCGTTTGGGCTGACGATGGACGGCTTTCGGGCGGACGTTGCGGCCAAGATGACCGCAGGAAATACAGACGAGGAGGACGACATGGTAAGATACGACAGCATTGATGACGTGCCTGTCTGGGCACGCAGAACGATCAAAGAGATGATGGATGCAGGCCTGATTGCTGGTACGGGTGGTGGCAAGCTGGATCTGAGCGATGATATGCTGCGGATGTTGTACATCATGTGGCATATGCGCGATACGCGCTATGGGCGCATCGTAGATGGCAAAGTGATTGACGTGCCTGCGTGGGCACAGGACGCGGTGCAAAAGCTCGTCGATGGCGGTGTGCTTGCGGGTATGGGCAACGGCGATCTGGACTTGTCCATGGATATGGTGCGGACGCTGGTCGTGTGTCAGCGGATGATGGACGAAAGCAAGTAACGGAGGGGTATACATGAATATCAACTGGAAACTGAGACTTCAGAACAAGGCGACGTTGACCGCGCTCGTCATGGCGATGGTGGCGCTGGTGTATCAGGTGCTCGGCGTGTGCGGTGTCGTGCCGCGTGTGACGCAGGATCAGGTTACGACGATCATCAGCATGGTTATCAACATCCTGTGTCTGCTTGGTATCGTGGTTGACCCGACAACCGCGGGTGTCAGCGACAGCGCGCGGGCTATGAGTTATGATGAGCCGAGAAAAGAGGGCTGAGGATGGCGGTATCGCTTGCGAACATCATCTCGGCGGCGGCGTTTGTGCTGACGCTGATCGGCGCGTGCTGGCGGATGAGCACCATCATCCAGCGTAACACAGACGCAGTCGTGGCATTGACGGCGCGCATTGACCGCATGGACGCTGGGAACGCCAAGGAGCACAACGAGATGTGGGACAAGATTGAGCACAGCGAGGACGCGATCAACGACCACGAGACGCGGCTGCAGCTTCTGGAACATAAATAAGAATCGACAAGGGGGACGCTGCCGGGCGCGGCGGTGTCCCCTCTTCCCTATCAAGTGACGAGGTGACACGATGGCATACAATGACGCAATCATAAATAGCGCCGACAAGCAGAAAATTGCCGCGCTCGGTGAGCAGTGGCAAGCCGCGCAGAAGGCCGGAAATCAGGGCGGCATGAACGAGGCGCACGAGCAGGCGGAGCTGATCCGCAAGAAGTACGGCTACAGCGGCGGCGGTGACGGCAGCGGCTTCAAGATCGTCGGAAACAGCACCGTCCTGCCGGAAGCAAAAGACCAGAGCGAGAGCATCAACAAGATCTACGACGCACAGCAGAAGGCAAAGACCGACGCGCTGAAAGCGGCCTATGACCAGAACATGGCGGACTATGACGCGCAGGCAGCGAAGATCCCGCAGACGTACAACGAGGCGCGGCGGCAGGTATCGACGCAGGCGGACATTTCCCGCGCGAACCTGAATGAGCAGATGGCGGGCAGCGGCATCAATGTCGGGGCGGGCAGTCAGCTCGCGCTCTCGCAGCAGAACAGCCGCAATGCCGCTATGGGCAAAGTGTCCACGGCGGAGGCGGACGCGCTGTCCGATCTGGAGGCGCAGCGGCAGAAGGTAAAGGCGGCGTATCAGAACGCGGTCGCGCAGGCGATCAGCGAGAACGACGCAGCACGCGCGAAGGCGCTCTATACCGAGGCACAGCGTGTGGATAACTCCATCGTCAACACGGCGGTCAAGCAGATGAGCGTGGACACGACGCTCGCGGAAAACGATCGCAGCCGACTCGAACAGCAGGCCGCGACGCTCGCCAAGTACGGCGATTTCTCCGGATACGCCGCGCTCGGCTATTCGCAGGATCAGATCGACGCGATGCAGAAAGTATGGGGTGCGCAGAACCCGAAGCTCTACTACGAGCGCACAGGCACATATCCGGCGAGCTACACGGCATCAAACCGCAGGACGGGCGGCGGCGGTGGCGGCGGCGGAGGTACAGATAATGATACGATCACGCCGGTCAGGGATAAAACGGACAGCGGCCGTGTCACTCACAACGACATTGACTTCACGGATACAAATGCTGTTGCAGACGCCGCAACCGTTTACGAGCGGGTGAAGGAAATGATCTCGCAGGGCGTACCGGTTTCGGAAGTGAACCAGTACATTCAGAGCGCATCCGACAATGGCCTGATTTCCGACGACAGCCGCAGACGGATGAAATACATGAACTACTCCAGAAAGTGAGGAAATCAGATGGCGTTCAAAAAAGCGACAGTCTCGATTGACGACTGGCTCAAAAGCACAGGCGCGACCGAACGGCCGAGAGCACAGCAGGATGCCGCTGACGCGCAGAAACCTGTCACCAAACCGATCTCTGAACCTTTGCCGCAGAAGAAGAAAGAGAACATCAGCTTCTGGGAGAAGCTGCTTAACGCTTTCGGTGACGCCGGGTACAGCAGCGACACGAGCGCGCCGCTGGGCATGATGAACCAGGCGATCACGGACGACTACCGTGCGAGCGGTTTTTCCGAGAGCAAGACCGCGCAGGCGGCGCAGGACATCGCAAAGTCTGCCTACGAGGGCGCGAAGAGCGCGTACACCAACGCAGCCGGAACGCTGCTCAACAAGCGCGAGGGCACGCAGATCATGGGCGTGACCGTTGCGGACAACGCCGTGTCTCAGGAGGACAAGGACAAGGCAGAGGCAGCCCGGCAGAAAAAGCAGAGCGACCTCTATGCGCTTGCGGACGCCGCGGCGGAGGCTTCCGGCGAGGCAGCACAGCGCGCGAAAGACAACCTCGGCGGCGGGAAGGCAGCGGACTTTTTTGTGGACGTCTCGACGGGCGGCATCCAGCTCGGCGCGGACATGGCACTCAATGCGCTGCTGCCCGGCGCTGGTCTGGTAAACATGGGTCTGCGCTCTTACGGCAGTGCAACGCGCGATGCGCGTCTGGACGGCGCGAGCGGCGGCGAACAGGTCGTGTACGGCGCGACGGTTGCCGCTGTTGACGTGCTGACGGAGAAAATGTTCGACGTCGGAAAGCTCTTCGGCGGCGGTGCTGCGGACGACGTGGCGGAAAAGCTCGTCGGAAAGCTTGCGAAAACGGACACCGGGCGCAGCGTTGTGCGCGCGCTGACAAACGCGCTCGGCGAGGGCGCAGAGGAAGCCGTGGCGGACATCCTGAACCCGGCGATCCGCGCGATCTACGACAAGGGCGCGGCAGCAAAATCGAGCTACATGACCGCTGAGGGCGCAAAGGAGATGCTTGCGCAGGCGGGTTACGACGCGCTTATCGGCGCGGCGCTGTCCACATTCGGGACGACCGCCGGAATCATGAAGGGCGTAGACGCGCAGAAAAATGCCGCTCTGCGCGCCGGAGAACCGGCTGCAAGCGTAAACGCAGAAGCGAGCGCGAAACCGGCAGAGGCGGAAACGATCGCCGCAGAAGCACGGGCAGAGGCCGCGCCGGTCGAGACTGCGCAGGACGCTCCGGCGGCGCAGGAGAAGCCGCAGGAGAACAGTACGCTGCGCATGGTGGAAGAAGCCGCAGGGCTGCGCGAACCGGCGCAGAGCCCGGCGCAGGAACGTGCTACGAAAGCAGGGAAGACCGCGGAACTGGACGCGAACAGGCAGCCGCAGGAATATACGCCGGAAGATCATATCGACAACCGGACAGACGAATATGTCGCCAAGCGGAGCACAAAATCATTCCAATACAATCACCCAGAGCTGCACGAACACTTTGAGCGCGTTGCAGAAGATCTTACCCCTATGATTTACGGCTCAATGCAAAGCGACCGACATAAGCGCGGGAAAGGCACGATCACGAACAACCCGCGCGTTGTGCAGCACGTGATTGACAAAACCGGCCTTTCCCGACCGGAGATTCTGCGTGCGCTGGATGCGATCATCAAAGACAACGGCGCAGAAAACTATGCAAACGCAAAGCGCGTAGAAAAGGCGCTGGACTCCCTGCTCGTAGACGGCTACACAAAACCGAACGGCGAATATGTTGCTCCTGATGCGGCATACATGGAAGCAAAAAGCCAGATTTCCGGTGGCACTGACCCGTACTCGTGGGAGTATTACCGAGATAATGACCTGTCGCTCATGCTCGGAGAGATCACGGAGGAGGAATCCTATAACGATTGGCGTGCGCAGCACGACGCACGAGAAGCCGCAAAAGCGGCGCAGGAACAGTCACAAAAAACGGGTGAAATTGTGAATGAAAGCGCTGAAAACGCGGTTGAGGCACAAAACAGTGATAATTTTGCAGACGTGCAGCAGCGAGAGACCGAACCGGATGCCGGACAGCACGGAACGCTGCCGGAAGGACAGGGCGCAAAATCCGCGGAGTTTGGCTATGACGAAGCGCGGACACAGACGCGCTCGACCGACGGAGTGCTCACTGACGACGAGCGTGCGATGGAAGGGCTGAGGCCGGAAGACCGGACGCACAAAGTCAACCATGACGAAGAGGTAAACGCGAAGGCACAGGAGCGCTTTGAATCGGACTACGAGGGCGAAAAGGCAGACCTGTTTGGCGAAAAGCAGGACTGGGACGATACCGACACGGTGCTCGCGCACAAGATCATCGTCAAAGAAGTAGCCAAGGCGCGCGAGAGCGGCAGCAAAGATGCCTACGCTGAAGTGGCAAAGCTCATGAAAGAATGGGATGCGCACGGCACGGAAGCCGGTCAGGCGCTGCGGCAGCGGCGGCAGCTCGCGTCTGACCCGGCGCTAATGGAAGCGGACGCGATCCAACTGCTGAACGACAGCGAGCGCACGCGCAAAATGTCAGACGAGCAGCGCAAGAAGATTCTCGATAGCGTGAGCCAGAACGCAGAGAAGCTACGCGGCATCGAAAAAGGCGATGTTGACGGCGTGGTTGATCTCATCAAAGACATGAGTACGGAGCGGCGCACAAACGGTCTGTGGTCGAACAAGATGGGCAGAACAATGGAAAAGGCGCTTGAGCAGGCAAAGAAACTGCCGGGTGGCGAAGCGTTTCTGCGCGACGTTGCCGCAAGCCAGGTGCGTGGCATTGCGTATGACTACGCGAAACCGTCTACGCTCGAACAGATCAAAACCTATCGTTATCTGTCCATGCTCTCGAAACCGGCGACGGCTGCCAGAAACCTTGTCGGCAATATGGTGTATGACCCGGTAGAGGCCGTGTCAAACAACATCGGCGTCGGGCTGGACATGCTGCTGTCGAACTACACCGGCACACGCTCCGTAGCTGCGGATAAGAGCTATTTCTCCAAGACGAAACGAAAAGGCATGGGCGAGGCAACGCTCAAGTCGTACATCGAAACTGGCCTTGACGCAAGCGTTTCCAACGCACAGGGCAAATACGAAACCGGCGGCAGCAGGTCGTTCAAGATGACCGGGAACTTTCTGGAACGGTTTCTCTCCACGTGGGAAAAATACAGCAACTATGCCATGGTCACGTCTGACCAGATGCAAAAAGGCGGCATTCAGGCGGAAGCGCAGCGCGGAATCGACGTGCTGGAAGCTAAGGGAAAGGTGGCAAAAGGCGCGCTTGACGGCCGTGCGGAGGAAACCGCAAGGGAACGCACGTTCCAGAACGAAGGCAAGCTGTCCGGTGTCATGGGCGGAATGCGCAATGCGCTGAACAAGCTCAGCATCAAGGACAAGCAGGGCGGTAGCATCGGTCTCGGCGACATTATGCTCCCATTCACGAACGTGCCCGGCAACATTGCGAGCGCAGCAATTCAATACTCCCCCGCTGGATTTATTAACGCCGGTGCGGAGGTCGTCAAAGTCTTGAACAAGGCAAAGGCCGGGACGCTGACCGCATCCGAACAAGCGAAGGCTGTGACGGATTTCGGCCGCGCGTTCAATGGCACGATGGGAATCGCGCTCTTTGCGGTGCTGGCCGGTGCTGGCGTGATGAACGTCGCCGGGGACGACGACGAGGACAAGGAAGCGCTCGAAAAGTCTGAGGGCGTGAGCGGCACACAGCTCAACCTTAGTGCGCTCAACCGGTGGATTGCCGGAGAAAGCACGGAGTGGCGCGACGGTGACGACCTGGTATCCATCGGCTTTCTCGACCCGATCAACGCGCAGATGACCTATGGCGCGCTGCTGGCAGACTGCTACAAGGACGAGGGCCTGACGTTTGCAAACGTTGCGGGCGGCAATCTGGAATCTGCTTTTCAGAGCGTGATGGATCTGCCCGCTATGTCGCAGTTTCAGGAGATTGCAAACGGCTATAAATACTCCAAGGCAGATACCACGGGCGGGAAGGTCGCGGAAGCCGCCCTGCGCTACGGTGCTTCTCAGGCAACCAGCTTTGTGCCAAACGTCGTGTCCGGCGTGGCGCAGGGGGTTGACGGGACAGTGCGCGACACCTATAACGGCGACACCGTGTGGGAAAACAGTCTGAGCGCGATGAAGAGCAAGATCCCGGGGCTTCGGGAAACGCTTCCGGCCGCGCTGGACAACTGGGGGCAGGAGAAGAAATACACCGGCACGGCGGCGGAAAACTTCCTGAACGCGACACTGAATCCCGGCAGCGTGACGAAGTACCGGACGAGCGCCGTGAACCAAGAGCTGTACCGGCTCGGCGAGAACATCGACATAAAATATCCGGAGAAGAAAGCGCCAAATAGAGGAAACCGAGACGGTGAAAAAGTGTCGCTGGATCAGGGCGAGAGGCGGCAGTACCAGATGGCATACGGCCAGACGGCCTATGACAACATCCAGAAAGTCATCCGGAGTTCGGTATACAAGCAGTCGAGCGACGCAGAGAAAGCGGCAGCGATTCAAAACCTGTTGGAAGTCGCAACGGCGGCCGGCAAGAAGAAGACGAAGCTCGACGGTGGCGACACCCCGGCGTGGACGACGAAGAGCAGCGGCAGCGTGGCAGACAACGCCGTATACCGCGCCAAGCTCGGCACCGCAAAAGACACACTTCCGGCCAATGCGCGAGACCGCAACGGCGATGTGATGCAGGCAATCATCAAGACGGTCGTCGGCAAACGCGGCGGCAGTGACCAGCTCGCGCTCAATGTCATGGCACAGAAGCTCACAGAAAACACGCAGGCAAAGGTGGTGACCGCATACAACGGCGGGTACGAGCTGAAGCAGATCGTGGACTTCTATCAGGCAAAGTACGCGACGAAGCCGGGAACCAACCAGCGGAAGTACAAGAAAGCAGACCTGTATGCGTGGGCGATGCAAAACGGCTATACCGTGAAGCAGTTCAACCAGCTCTGGAAGCTCTTCTCGTGACAAACACACAACAAGAAAGCAGCACGCATATCCTGCGTGCTGCTTTTGCTTTTCGTATTTCATTTACGATCCGGTATGCTCATACTCCGCGATGATGCGCATCGCTTCTGCGAGGCTTGGAGCTTCCATCACCGTGCAGCCGGTCGTGACGATATACGTCCCGTCGAGACCGCGCGCCATGCGCACATTTTTGTTCTCTGCGAACGTGGTCTTGTGCGGCGTCTTTTCTTCTGTACCTGTTTTTTGTGTCTCTGTCCGCCATTTGTTCTCCACGCTACATTTCACGTCTTTACGGTCGCGCCCGCTCTCCGTCGAGATTTCACCTGCGCAGGCGGCATATCCGGCGAGGTCGATGAAGTTATCCGCTTTATCGCCTCCGGTTGCGATGCGTCCAAGCTTAAACAGCGCCATCATTGCGCCGACGTCTGCGGGGTTGAGCCGCGATTTCGCTCCGCGCCCGAACAGATACACGTTCCAGAGTGCGGCGATAATGCGGAAATTGTCCTCCGGCTCTCCGTACTGCTGATTGCGGTCGGCGCAGACGCAGCGCTCTGCGGCTTTCAGAATTTCAGCGCGGGTCAAAACGCATCGCCGTCCTTTGCATCGCCCGCCTTGAGCGCTTGCAGATTCGCAAGAACGCCGTCGTAGTCATCCGGGTACATTGCCCGAAGCACGGTACAAAGCTCGTCATCGTCAAAGGCAAGCTTTTCGCCGCTGTAGTTCAGTCGGGCGGCGTTGAAGATCGCATCCGTCAGGATGCTGAGGCGGAGCTCGTTGCGCGCGTCGTTACGCACGCCTTCCCACATTGCGTTTGCTTCCATTGTTATTTCCTCCTGCTTTCAGATGTTCCGGCATCGCCGGTGTCGTTATATTCCAGCCATCGATTTGCGGCAAACTTCGCAGCCTGACAAGCCGCCTGCGGTTTTACGCCGCGGATAGCGGCAATGTCTGCGTAGGTATACCCTGCCATGCGCAGACACACGGTCTGACGCTGCACCGGCGTGAGACAGTCCAGAAAACGGCTGATATCCGCCGCGGAATCGTCGAAATCTTTGTGCGGGCGATCCTTTGGCTTGACTGCACCGCGCTGCGTGTGATCGTACTTACCGGCGCTGTCAAACGCTGTGTCATTATCGTCTGTGTACGAAATAAGCATACCAGACCGCTTGCGCTGCTGCGCGTACAGCTTGCGGTGCGCGATCTCGCCGCGCATGCACCACATCGCGTGCGTGGAAAACTTTCCACGCGTTGGATCGTATGTACTTGCGGCTCTGAGCAAGCCCTCGGCAGCGTGCCCATACAGTTCATCGGCGTCCTCGTCCGGTGCGTAGCGACGGATCGCAAGATAGATCAGACGCTCGTTGTCCGCTGCGAGCTGCTGTTGCTCCGGCGTGAGCGGCGCGAGCGGTTTTCTGCGCATGGCTTTCACCCCCCTACAATGTCGATCTCATATTCCTCGCGCAGCACGCGGATCAGGTCGGTCGCGGAGACATATCCGTCGCGCACGCTCTCGCTCAGCGCCTCGACTTCGCGCCAGATGCGCTGCAGCTGCTCGGCTTCCATGCCCTCTTTATCAAGCAACGCGGTAAAAAAGATCGCCAGCGTCACGCGGCAGGCATCTGCCGTCGCAGTGTCCTTCGCGCGCTGCACGTCCGCCTGTGTCGCCGGTCTCCGGCGCGGGTTAATTCTCTTTGGCATCGTCGTCATCCTTTCGCTCGCCGAGATAGCAAAATCCATTCGGCGGCATATCCGTGTTCAGCATCTTGCACCATTCCCAGCTCTCGCACTCGTTTTTGCCGGATACCCAATACAGACAGTTTTCACATCTGACAACCGGAACGGTTTCAACAACGTCTTCTTCGCTGCCGTCCTTTTTCCTGCCGTATCCACAAAAATGCTGCGGCCATACAGGGAGGCGGCAGTCTTCTGACACCTCGCAGTTTGTGCAGATCAAGACACCGTCGGCAAGATAAATGCTTTCGTGCTTGGTTAGCTCCCGCGCGCTTTCGCAGTCCATGCACCGCGTGACCTGCACGGCATCCACCGTCTGCGCCTGTGCCAGTGCCTGCCGGGCGCTGACATTGTACGGCATATCATCCGGCAGGCTGTGCAGCGCGGCATCCGCGTCAATCAAACGCATCGCTATCACCGTCCATTCTCGCGCCGCAGTTGGGGCAGTAGTTCCACGCCTTTCCTTCGTTGCCCCCGCGTGTCGAATAAATCTCACCGCAGTTTTGACACTCAAGCAACCCGCCAGATGGCTTCCACCGCCCATGCACCACCGGCGCAACATCTGCGACCGGCAATCGGTGTACTGCTTCTTTTGCCTCAAAAACGCGTTCTCTCGCCTTGTACCCGGCAGTTCTGACGTACACCTTCATTATTGCGTCAATCGCAGCTTCTCGCTCGATATATTCAGTCATTCTCAGCTCTCCTGTTCCATGCTTCAGCAGCTCGTTCTTCCGTGTCGTAAATATACACACCTCCCAAAATCCCGCCATCACATTCATAGCTTGCAATCGGGCAGCTCGGGTTTTCCTCGTGAGTGTGGCGAAGCATAAAGCCAACCCCACTATAGGGACGTTCTCTATATGCCTCGTCATGCAGATTCCCTTCATCATCGCACAGAACAAGGCTAACTTTACCACCACAGAACGGGCATAATTTCAGGTCAGCCATCGTTACCTCCGTCCATCTTCGCCCCGCAGTTGGGGCAATACGTGTACAAAAACATATCCTTTTCTGTGTAGCCTGTTGTTTCGATATAGAAATCTTCCTCGCATACGGAACAAGTGTAATAAATATCCAGCATTGGGTCTTCCTGTTCAATCCATCGCCCATGCACCACCGGCGCAACGTCGGCGGCAGGAATTGAAAGCAATCTCCGGACATCTTTTGACGTGTGACCGTCCCACGGCTTTCCTTTTTCCAACTCCTTGCACTGAAACAGATCCCAGTCTTTTAACTCATAGTGGTATGTGTAACATCCTTCACTGGTATCAAAGCCCATGATGAACCATCCCCCGCCGAAAGGAACGCTGCCGTCCTCATGCCGCTTGCTTTTCCATGCATGCGGATTATTTTTGGCAAGAGCAGCAGACAAAACGAGCCTTTGCTCATACAGGTCTGCGAAAGTATGGTATCCGTCTGACATTTTTTCAACGTCGGCGGCTGGGAGATCATGCAAAACGCAGATCGCCTTTGCCCATGTGCGGCGGTTTTTGTCCTTGTCATTTGCCGCGGCGGTCGTCAGTGCTTTATCCAGCGCTCCCCGTTCGATGTATTCAGCCATCGTCGTCCTCCTCCACATAGTACCAGCTTTGCGGTGCTTTAGTAATCGCCACCGGAACCATGCAATTTTTATCATAGATACAGGCTGTGCTTTCGTACCCGCTTTTGCTGCATGATTTGCATTTTTTCCAAGTGTGAAATTCTGTCAGTTTCTTCGGCTTATCGTAGATTTTAAGGTCGGAGATGTGCCAGCCGTACAGCCACTTGCCGTCAGCGTAATTCTGGAAATCTTCCGGGTACATACGCGCACGGTCAAGATCGAAGTCGTTCCACCTCGCGTAATCCTCGTGGCGAAACGAAAAAATCGTATCATCATCGTAGGTATCAATGCTGTCGCACACAAACTCGCCGATGATTGTCCCATTGCAAGTGATGTCAAAAGCGTTGTGCGAATGGTCATCCGCGTAACAATACCGCTTGCCTCGATAAAACGTCAGGCGCCGATCTTTGGTGCAGTAGATATAGCACTTAAACGGCGGCCGCAGATTTGGGCGGCTCTTGCGCACCTCAATGGTCTTTTTGCCACTGGCAATCTTTTCGCACCACTTTGGGCGGATGCTCAGCATGACAGTCTTACTCATCATTCACCGCCTCCAATGCCTTTTCTGCTTCCTCACGGGTGAGGAATACGGTCTTGCCGAGTAGCGGGATATCTGTCCACCACAGTTCTGTCTCTCCTACAACATCTGCCCCATCAAATGTCCGGCGTAGTGTATACACCGTATCGCCCACCTTGCACGGCAGTACCACCAGCCGACCGTCCTTGTCGGCCTTAATCCATTCTTTAATCTTTTCAAGGCCATTCTCGTATACCCATATTGCAAATTCTGCGGTTTCTTGCACGAGTCTGGGTGTCAGCCCCGTGTCCTCGTAGGCTTTGAGCTTTTCCCACGCCTTTCGCTGCGTGCAGATGCCACCGTGCGGGCACGGCAGCTCCCGGCACTGCGAGATGTCGCAAAAATTGCCATCAAACGTCAGCCTCTCCATCACTCCACCTCCTACATCCAGAACTCGCGGCGGCAGTCCGGGCACGAAAGCCGTTTTAGATTACCGCATCGTTCTCTGTATCTGTCGTCGACAATCGCCGGACACACGTCGAGGACGCCAACGCCGTCCATCCTAGCAGTCGGTAACATATTAAGAAACTCGCTTTACCGCGTCTTGCGCGGATGCTCCTTTGACCACTTCTCGACGGTTTCCACGACCTTCCCCACGGCTTTACCGGCATCGTCAACCATATTGCGCAGTTCGTTGCATTCGCCTACATTAACCATCGGGCAGCCGTCGCAGTCTCCGTCTACCTGCCAAAACCGTTCACACATTCGGTCGCGTTCTTCGATAAATTTCAGCGCGTCCATCATCACACCCCCGCTTCCTGAATCGCCTGCCGCAGGAAACTCAGCTGCTGCCGCAGGTCGTCGATGGTCTTGTCCTTGCGCTCTGACTGCTGCCTGATAAATGCGTTGTTTTCGCGCAGCACATCCAGCTGCGTTGAGAGCACGGTACGCGCGCAGTGCTCTTCACGCGCGTAGTCGATCAGCTTCTGCACCGCATAGCGCGAAGCCGGTGAAAAATTTAGATTTCCTTTGTCGTCGTTGAGCAAATCGCGCACGGCAAAGATGATGTCCTCAGCCAATACCATTGGTTACACTCTCCTTTTCGTACTCCGCCCGGTCGAGGGCGGTGGTTGCAACGGCATACGCGCTCCACTGATCGGCGCGGAAGCCGTAGAAAAAGTCCGGATTTGCTTTCGTACCCTTACCGCTGCGGAAGTCGTGCGACGCGAAGCGGTCAATCAGCGCGTGCCGGATCGTGGTATCGTTCGCGCGAGGGCTGCCGCAGATGGTGAGTTTCTCTTCCTTGCGAGTGATGATGTGGTACGGTACGCCGCGATCGTCGAGCAACTGCTTGAAGCGCCCGATCCACTCGCAGGTCTCAAACACGTCGCGCCCGACCGCCATGCCGTAAGATTCGATGATCTCGATCGCGGCAACGGTGAACGCGCCGCCGGACACAATGCCGGAGACGAACGTGTTCTCGTCCTTTCCCCCCTGCACCGGTGCGCGGGTGATCGTATCGACGATGCACCAGCCGGTTTCCCGGTTGCCGGGGTCAAGCGCCAGCATGGTCGGCATTCGGCGCACCCCCTTTCATGGCAGCGAGCATCTGCTCGACCTTCTCCAGATCGTCACGGTCGGACACCGGAGCCGTCTTCTCCTGTTCGGACTTCACGCCGTCGGCGATCAGCCACTTGCGGATGACGGAGTAATGGGAGTTGTAGCGCGCACCCTTTGCGTCAATGTGCAGCGACAATCGCTGTATGTACTCCGCAAAGTGTGCAGGATAATCGCGGCGCAGCTTTTCGAGCTCTTCATCCGTGAGCCACACGTTGCTGCGCTCTCCATACGGCTTTTTCTGCTTGTCTGCCGTCCGAGCCGGTGCCCCTGCAGGGATTTCCTCCTGCTTGCCGCTCTTTTGCTCCGTATAGGCTTTGTTTTCTGCGATGCACAGGCGCGACAGCTCCGCCTGATAGTTCGTGGGATGGTATCTGTCGGATCGTAGGGTGTTGTGCAGCCGCCAATGCCGGATGACGATGACGCCGGAATCGTCAAAGACGATGATAAAGCGCTTGGCGAGCAGGAGCTTGAGATCGTCCGAGGCCGCACCGACATAGTCCGTGATGCGCTTTGGGTTGTTGACAAACCCGTCATCATCCGCGCGCATGTTGAGGTGGAAATAGAGCGCCTGCGCCGAGAGCGGCATATCCAGAAACGCGTCGCTGTCGATGAGCGAGCGCGCAAACATTCGCTTTTCTGCCATGGCGCGCCCCAGTTAGAACGGCATGTCGGATTCGTCGTCCGGCAGTTCCTCAAACTTTGGCTCATTCGCAAAGTCGTCTGCGACAACTCCGACACCGCGCACGACGCCGGGATAGGCGGAAGCAAGCTGCTCCACGTTGGCAGAAGAAACCGGGACGGACGCTTTGACAAAGGCGTCTGCACGCAGGCGCTCCTCGCTGCGCTCCTCCCCATCGCGGGTGGTATAGCTGCGCGTGGAGAGCTGCCCACAGACGATGACGGCATCGCCCTTTTTGAGCTGCGCGGCATTCATGGCGGCCTCATACCAGACTTCGCAGTTGATCCATTCGGTCTGCTTGCTGCCGTCCGGCTGCACGGTGTCGCGGGCGGGGACAGAAAACTTCGTCAGCGGCGTGTTTTTTGCGCCCACGTTGGAAAACTCTGCGTCACGGGAAAGCCTGCCCGATACGATGCAATCGCCGGTTCTTGTGCGAATAATCATGGTTATTTACTTCCTTTCTTTGCGGTGCTGCCGATGTGGACAAACACACGCTTGTTCATGGTCGTGTTGCGGATGGATAGGTTCAGGATTTCGTGACGGTCGGAGCCGTCGTCGTTCTTCGTGTACTCGATCTTCTCGACTGCGAATTTGTCATAGCACTTGCGGCCGTTGGCGGTGTAGTTCCCTACCGGGATCCAGATGAACGGTGCAGTGTACAGCTCGCGGCCGATACCCCAGTTGACGCACGCGCGCTTGAAGCTGTCGGACGCAAGGCCCTTTTCCGCCTCCGCATTGGATTCCTTACCGGTGTCCTCCTTGCTGATCCACTGCCCTTTTTCGCTGTCCCAGATGGAGACGACGCAGTTGGCGTTATCGCGCCGGTGCTCACGCTGCCAGTTCATCGCGCCGACCGTCTCGTCCAGAATGGTCATGTCGCATCGCGCGTCTTTGTAGAGCAGGAGGATAAGGCCGTTATCCTCGACCTTATGCACGCGGCACTCGATCTCGTCCGCGCGCAGGCATCGGAATTTGTTCATGGTGTTTCGCCTCCTTCCGGCTCAAACTCCAGCGGGCAGTTGTACCCGATGGTGCGTGTGTCGAGCAGATACTCGCCGGTGAGGCGGCACTGCTTGCGGCTGTATGTCTCTAGGCACGGGCAGTAATCACAGGCAATGTGCTCGTCGGCAAAGTAGATGCGTGCCCGCGAGAGGGTGTAATGCAGCGTTGCCCGGTCTGCTTTCATGGGTTCGCCTTCTTTCTCGATCTCGCGCGGCTGCGCCTGTCCTTGAGCACGGCAGCACCGAGCGCAGAACGTGCCCAGTCCGCAAGCGTGATGTGCTTATCGCAGCCGGGACCAGGCTCGCATCCGCGGCGGTGTCCGGTATCGAGTATGTACAGGCAGACGCGCGCGCTGCCGCTGCAGTTTCCTCCGGCGCTGCTGCCGGAAAGCGCCTGATAGTGTGCGCAGGTGCTGCAATATCGGCTCTGCGGGATGCCGCCGCGAATGTAGGTGTCGCTTACAATGTCCATGCGTCTACCTCCTTCACGCATTCCGGGCAACCGACAATGTTGCCCCATCGGTCACGCAGCAGCTTGTCCGTCTCCGCATCGCACACTGGGCAGCGCGGGCAGGTGTAGGCCGGGGGCTCGACCGGCGGTTCGATGTTCAACGTGTATTCGTTCATGTTCCCAATCTACCCCATTGTTCGGCCATCGCGTTCGCAACAGCCGGAAAAGTCTTTGACCGCACCTTGCTGTTCCTGCTGAATGAATCTTCCCATACCCGCGCTTTTCCAGACGGCCTCCGTCCGAATAGCGCCGCATTGTCCGGTTTTGGCAGCCCTGTTCCTCGCAGGAGCGGCAGATTTACCAACCAGAGCGATGTTGCCTTTGTCACATAGTTTTCTGTGTCTTCCGCAGTCATAGCGAACATATATGGGTGCACCACCTGATCTGGCTTCCTGTACGCCGTGTTCATAAACCCAACAGGATTTTCAATCGCGATTCGCTCCGCATTTGCGCAGAAAAACCGCATAAAGAACACTGCGGCTTTGGCGCGTTCGTTCCACCGCGCAACCACTTTTTCCGGTGCAGTGCATCGTAGGGAAAAGTGGCGTGTAGCCACATTGGAAAGGAACGTGCAAGGCGGGTGTGCAATCAGCAAGTCCCACCTGCCGACATCGTGCTCGATGCCGTCCATTGTCATAATCTTCCCCCCCCTTGATAGCTTCCAGAGCATCACCAAGGATGTGCCATTCCGGGTGGCCGCCGGATGGCTCCTGTATGTCGCAGCTATATGCTTCATAACCACGCTCCCGGAACGCTTTGCAGACTGTCTGCGATTCTTCGCAGGCGATAAGTACACGCATCATGCCACCCCCAGCGCCGTGAAGATCACATGGAACACCCACCCGGCCAGCGCGATGCCGCCGAACAGCCCTGTGCAGAACAGCACGTCCTCCGCGCACCACACGATGTAGCGGCGCGCCTTTGCCCGCGCGCGCGGATCGCCGAATAACTTCATTGTTGTTTCCCCTTTCTCGTCGTTTACTGATACCTGATTGCCGCGCGGAGGTCGGCGATCGGAATGTCAAGTCCTCGCCCGAGCGCGAGCAGGTCGCCGACCGGCATGCGGTCGATGTCCCGCAGGCGCTTTGACGCCGTCTCACGGCAGCAGCCGAGCAGATCCTCCGGCTTCGTGCCGTGCATCCGGAGCTGCCCATAAAGCAGCGCCTGCAGTTGATCGTAGCGGCTGGTGCGCCGTTTCAGCTTCGGCATTACGTGTCACCTCCGTTATCGCACAGCATCTCGTCAAGGTTTTCCATCGTCACGCCGAGGGCGGCAAGCTCCCGGCCTTTCTTCTGGTAGTAGCGGAGCTGGTACAGATACTGCTTGCGGCGGTTGCGGGCGTAGTTGTAGCGCTTGGCAAGCTTTACGTGCTCGTCCTCGCGCAGCCGCGCGATCTCTGCCTCCAGCGCTGCATCGTGCAGGTTTGCTGCGTTCTTATCCATTCTCGTTTTCTCCTTTCGTTGGGGGGCGGCGTCGCGCTCGCGCGCACGCACTCTCCCTCTTACACTTCTCTTTCCTAATTCTTGGCTAAGACTAAACCTTTACTTATCTCGGTTGCCAGATGGTTGCCAGATGGTTGCCAGATGGTTGCCAGATGGTTGCCAAGGTCGAAAAAGCCCCTGTTACGAGGCTTTTCCGGCTTCGAGCGCCATTGCAAAGCCCTCAGTGAATGCACAAAGCTGCGCCTTCTGGAGGTTGGTCATGTTCTGCATGGCTCGCAGGAGCTGCTCGAGCATTTTCTGTTCGGATTTTGTCAGCATGGGATCACTTCCTTTCCGTTGCGGAATGCGTCATTTTGTGGTAATGTTGATGATGTACGGCACACCAGCGCGCTCGCACACGCGCTCGAACGCGAGCAGCGTCTCCTCCGGGGCGTTTGCCGCGGCAAGATAGCCCCAGACCTCGGTCGCGTCCTTTACCGCCTCGCCCGCCTCTGCCATCGGCAGCGGGTGCGGCGGCTGCGCGCACGGCGCATTTTGCAGCGCTTCCAGCGTTTCCGGAGCAATTTTGATGATCTCCATAGTGTTCGTCTCCCTTCAAAGCCTGCCCATAAGGTACAGCGTCAGGAGCGTCCCGAACACGCTCACGAGACAGCTCACGATCATCTGAGAGCAGGAGTGATCGATGATCCACAGCTTTCGCTCATAGGAATCGCGGTGCGCTTCACGCAGCTTTTCCATGGGGTCTTCCGGTTTCATGATGTCACCTCCCTTGCAATGTTTGGAATTTCGTGCTAATGTAGTGGTAATTTCAGTGAAAGGTGGTGAGTTGTATGCGATCGATACCCGGGCCGGAGAGCGCTTGCGCGTTTCCCTGCCAGAAGTGCGGCGCGCTCATGTACATTCCAGTTGCTTTCTCCGGCGATGCGTTCCGCTGCGATGCTTGCGGAGCCATGAACCCGATGCGTGAAGATTGGATTGCTCAGCTTCGGGCCATGGCCTCGCTCGCGGGCAAGGTTACGCTTTAGTCCGCCCATCCACTCTTGTTGATGTCCTCCGTTATCTGCTGAATCTCCCGCAGGTGGCGGAGGGCAATTCTTGCGTGCCGTTCTGCGCGAAACACGCAGAAGCAGCGGCGCAGAAAGTCTTTGGACTTGCTTGACTCGATCCATACGTCCGCGCCGAGATAGTGGAAATGGACGCACGGGATGCCGATTTGCCCGTCCTTGTAAAAGACTTTGGTTTTCTCGTTTCGCTTCATCAGGTTCACCTCCCTTGCAACAGAGATTAGTTCGCTTACGCCTTGGTTGTATACTATCACGCATGAGGCGTGATGTCAACACGTTTTTCACGCTTTAGTTGTGATTTTTTGTTGACATAAGCGTAAACCAGTTGTACACTGCAAACAGGAGGTGTCATTTTGAGCACAATCAACGAACGGATCGGCAAAATCCTTTCATGCACTGGCATGACAAAGACAGCTTTTGCTGAGAGGCTCAGCGTTTCTCAGCAGTACATTTCCAAAGTCGTGAAATCCGGAAACCCAAGCGATATGCTAATTGCAGCAATTTGCCACGAATTCAACGTCTCTGAGCACTGGCTGCGCACCGGTGAGGGCGAGATGTTCGTGCAGATCGCGCGCGACAAGGAGATCATGCGCTTTGTCGGCGACGTCATGCAGGGCGAGGACGACAATTTCCGGCGGAGGTTCCTGCTGGCGCTGGCGCGGCTGCCGGAAGAACGGTGGAAAGATATTGAGGACTTCGCGCAGCAGATCACCGCAGAAAACGAGAAAGAGGAGCAGGATTGATGTCCTGCTCCTCTTTCTTTGCCTGTTCACTTTTGTTACGTTGCTGCACGTAGAAATTCCAACGTTAGCACCATCGTCCGCGTGTCCGCGAGGATCAGCAGCCGCTCGATCTCGCGCCGTAAGTACGCCCTCCATTCCTCATCTGTCATGGTTCTCCCTCCATAGTTCTTCTACTGTCGCGTCCAGCGCCCGCGCGATCCGCATCGCAAGGTATACGTTGGGCGCGCTTTCTCCGCGTTCGATTGCCCCTAGTGTGCTATGGCTGCACCCCACTTTCTGCGCAAGCCAGCGCTGACTTACGCCCTTGTATAATCTATAGTAACGCACGTTGTTCCGCATATTGGCACTACCTTACCACATTTTTGCGGCTGCGTGTCGTTTTTGGCCGGTATTCCGACCAAAAAATTTCCGTTTTCGGGGATTTTGTTGCAGAAAGCGGAAAGCTGTGCTATCTTGATGGTGCAAGCCGCTTGCGGTATTGTGTCACAGGCGGAAAACAATATGCAAAAAGGGGGAAGCGTTGTGAATTATCAGAATGCCACGCCGGAAATACAGCGAAAACGGGTGCCAAGGAAGGCGGCCGTCGTTGCGCTCTCCGTGCTGTCTGCCGCGCTGGCCGTCTCCTGCTGCCTGATGGGCTATCATCTGCAATGCACGCAAAAGAGCCTTTCCGTTTCGCAGCGTCAGGTCATAGAGGCCGCGTCCTATCTCCGCTATGCAGATTCCGTAGTCGATGACTACGCCGACCGCATCGAGACTTACATCCAGTACCCGACGTATGCGCGTTACGCAGAGCGGTATAATTTCAGCAGAACATTTGAAAGCTACCAGCACGATCACAAAGTTCCGGAGCCGAATCCGTACCCGTGGAACAAAGCCATACCCATTGAAAAATAACGCGGGTGGAACGAGCGGGAATGAATATACAAAAAGGGGGATATGCAAATGCGGAAACGCGGGATTGCTGCGGCGCTGGCCGCTGTGCTGCTCTCGCTTACTTTGTGCGGGTGCTGGCAGGATAAATGGTACAGCGAGGACGCTTACGAGCAAAATTATGAGGACGGGTTTCGTGCTGGCGTAGCTGCGGCAAATAGAGCGGACGCAGCCTATCTTTGGGACGGGCCGGGCAGTGGCATCGGCGTGAATGCGGAAATACTGGACAGCTATCTGGCCGGTGAGGGCGTCTACACCTACGATGACGCGAAAGACGCGATAGAAAGCCTGTATCGCTGCTATGACGAGCTGCTGGAATTGTACGGTGACATCGAAGACGGCCGCGTAGACGTGGATCGACCGGACTGAGGAGGCTGCAAAATGAAAGTACCTGAGCCGCGGAAGCTCAAAAGCGGGACGTGGTTTATCCAGATGCGCCTCGGCGGAGAGAGCGTGCCGGTGTCGGCGGCAACGCGGACGGAGTGCATCCGGCAGGCGGAAAAGATCAAGGCGGACTATCGCAACGGGAAGCGGCCGCAACCGGCAAGCGCGTGTGTCACGCTGCGCAGCGCGGTCGAGCAGTACATACAGGTGCGAGAAAACGTCAAATCCCCGGAGACGATTCGGGGGTATTATGTGATTCTGAGCAAAAGATTCCAGGGCTACATGGACACAGACATCCGAAAAATCCAATATCAGCGCATGATTAACGACGAAGCAGCGAAGGTCGCAACAAAGACGCTGTACAATGCTTGGGGGTTAGTGTCGTCATCCATTCAAGCGGCCGGAATGGCGAGGCCGAACGTGTCACTGCCGGAAAAGCAAACTCCGGTTCACAACTTTCTGACATACGACCAAATTCTAATTTTTGTGGATGCGGTCCGGGGAACTGACGTCGAAATTCCGGCGCTGCTGGCGCTGCACAGTTTGCGCCGGTCGGAGATATGTGCGCTTGACTGGGCACAACTGAAAGACCATACGATCACGGTCGCCGGTGCCGTCGTGTACGACAAGAACAACAAGCTCATATACAAAGAGACGAATAAGAACGCAACGTCACGGCGTACCGTGCCGATCATGATACCGCGGCTGCAGGAGCTTGTAGATCAGGCAGATGACGGCAATAACGGGCGGGTCGTCACGACAGCTCCGGGCGCTATTTGCCGCCGTGTTAACCGCGTGTGCCGCAATTCCGGCTTGCCGGAGATCGGTGTGCACGGACTACGGCACAGCTTCGCGTCACTATGCTATCATCTGCAAGTGCCGATGATGATAACCATGCGTCTGGGCGGCTGGAAAAACGACAAGGTTGTGCGCGAGATCTATACACACCTTGCGGATGCGGACATAGCGCAGCAGGTGGAC